TCCAAGAACCTAATTCATATACTGTACATAACGGAAGCGGACAAGGATACGTCAATGTAGGCTGGATTCGAATAGACAATATGTATGGGAAGCCAGATTCACTACGCCCAGTAGTAGGTACTAAATTAACAGACGGTGTGTATACATCAACTGTAGCAGAAATCGTTGCTGGTTGGGGCGCATATGGGATGGTGGTTAGAGTCGACCCTGTTATCCAAAGTTGGCACGATACGGCAAGTGATTTAACCGTGTTTACTGGTGATGCTCCTAATACAGGTCCTTCTTGGGCAAGGATCGGCACGGAAGTTGCGGCTGCTCCCGCACATAATAATTCAAATGGTATAGCCGGTCAGATTGCTTTTGATAGTAACTACATTTATCGTTGTACACAAACTAATGTTTCACAAATTTCGGCCACCTATCATACACCTAAATATACAGATGCAGGATATATCAATCAAGGTAGCTTAACGGATATTAGAATTAACAATGATGGCGTTGTTCCTACACCACAAAACGGATGGATCATATCTGATGGCACTAATACTAGAACCATTACAAATGTTAACCCAAACAGTGGACAATCAGGAAGCATTTGGATTCTAAGCTATACTGGAGATATGGATTGGTCCTCGGTTACATCATTAACCATAATTTCGCAACAGGCAGCAGATGCAGTATGGAAGCGTACAGCATTAAGTGCTGATACTTGGTAAAGAATAAATATACAAAACGGAGATAGCAATAATGACCAGCAAGATTCAATTAAGAAGAGATACAGCCCTTAACTGGACTAATTCCAATGTGGTATTGGCACAGGGTGAACCAGGTTTTGAAACTGACACTAATAAATTTAAAATTGGTGATGGTTCAACCTCTTGGCCAGATTTGGACTACGCAGGAGGCGGAGGTGTTGGTGTTGGCCCAGATGGTCAAATTGCCATAGGTGCTGACACTACTACGGAAGGTGACACAAATTCCATTGCTATTGGCACCGAGGCTGGAATTGGCCAATCAACAGCCACAATAGCAATAGGCCATCAAGCTGGTTATGAGAACCAAGATCGAAGTGCCATTGCTATTGGGCGTAGCGCCGGCGAAAGTGATCAAGGCAGAAGTTCTATTGCTATTGGACGCTATGCTGGGCAAGACGATCAACAGGATGAAGTAATTGCTATTGGATATTACGCTGGCAACGATAATCAACGTTATCACAGCATAGCAATTGGGGCAGAAGCAGGTAATAACGATCAATATTGGGGAGCCATTGCTATTGGACGTAGTGCTGGTAACTACAATCAAAGTAATCAAACTATTGCCATTGGACATCGTGCTGGACAAGACAATCAAAATCGACGAGCTGTGGCCATTGGTACATATGCTGGCAACGACAGTCAAAGTCAACACTCCATTGCTATTGGTGCTTATGCTGGTGAAAATAATCAAGATACGGCCGCAGTGGCCATTGGCGAAGAAGCTGGCAACAACAATCAAGGATACCGTGCTATTGCTATAGGACGTTGGGCCGGATATCGTGATCAAGGTAATCAAGCAGTGGCTATTGGTGCATTAGCTGGGCGTAAAGAACAAGAAGACTACGCTGTGGCTGTTGGATATCATGCAGGTCAAGGTTACCAAGGTTCATCAGCAGTAGCAATTGGTAAGGATGCAGGGCGCGGTGTTAATCTAGATACTATTTATAACAATAATGAAGGTGATTACCCAACTGTTAACTGGGTAAGTGGTGGAGCTAGCGGGACAACAACTTTTATAGTAGATAATGTCACTAATATTTTCCCGGGTATGCAGGCCATTGGAACTAATCTAAACAACTGCTATGTTACTGCAATAAACACACAAACAAAAGAAATCACCATTAGCCCAGGAACATCCGGTGATCTTGAAGGGAATACACCTACTATTTCTTTCTACGGATATCAAGGTGCGAATGCTATTGCTATTGGTGCTTATGCTGGTGCTTCAGTGCAACACCCTAACAGTGTAATTATCAACGCTAGTGGAACAGAAGTAAACTCAGCAGGTACTGGAACACTAGTAATTCAATCACTTCGTCAAGTGAGTGGCGGCTCAATTCCCACTGGATTCTATCAAGTAGCTTGGAATCCAACAACTGGCGAAATGATTGCCATAACACCATAATCAAAGGACTTATATAATGCCACAATTTAATATCACAGCAACATCTGCTGAAAAAAATCTAACAGTAAGCAATACACCAAAATCGCGTGTGCTTAATCCTGGTGAAACACCACCTGAAGTGATTCCATTTCCAAGCCCAGCAGAATTTGCTTCGCAAGACCTAGCTCAGGCTCAAGCAGAAAAATATGCCAAATGGTTAAATCACGATGATCATGAAGGTACTTGGGATTGGGTTGGATCAGCACAGGCTGTTTAATCTTACCTAATACCTTGCTCACGTAGTTTCACACAAGTATCGCACTTTAAACAAGGTGCGATATTTTTTTCAGTGTACACTGGGCGTCTACAACTCCAAAACATATTCCTTAACGAGCTGGGCAAACTATCATATATTTCACGTTTGCTCATTTCTAATACAGGATATATCTTTTCCACATCTGTAAATGCCTGTAATATCTTATTGGCTCGAACTCTACGCTCTGCCAATACCTGATTGTGATCATTGGCCTGCATACCCATGGCAACTTTCTTTATGTTGGGATTGGCACTACAAATATATCCAGCAAAGAAGTTAATGCTGTCTGTGTCATACATAAAATTACCGTTGTAGGGCTGACTGGCTATTTCGCTTTCGCTATAAGTAAAACTGAATTTCAATTGTTCAAGTTTTTTTAACACCATAGACACCACAATGGCTTCTGCCTTGTGTCTATTTTCCACATTACGTTGATGTATGTGATGTATATGAATAGCGTAGTCCTTATATTCAGGTTCTGTGAGTAACTTGTACGTCATACCTAGGCTATCTAAACCGCCCGAGTACATGGCTAGTATTGTTTGTTGTTCCATATGTAAAATGTATAATGTTAGGAGCTGCGGGCCATGTTAGCGTAGTCCAATATTCCTTATCTGCCTTCATTGAATATTTACTTTATTAATTTTGTATAAATACAGAAACAGGAAAAAATCATGGCAGATATTCAAGGAATACAAGGCCGCCAAGGTACTCAAGGTACGCAGGGCATTACAGGTCGTCAAGGAGTACAGGGTGTACAAGGTCGTCAAGGAACTCAAGCAGCCGACGGGTCGCAAGGCCCACAAGGACGCCAAGGTACTCAGGGTACACAAGGTCCACAAGGTCGTCAAGGTATTCAAGGTACACAGGCTGCTCAAGGTAGCCAAGGTCGTCAAGGTACCCAAGGTATACAAGGCACACAGGCTGCTCCAGGAGCAGACGGAGCAACAGGCTCCCAAGGCCGTCAAGGCACACAAGGTATTCAAGGTGCTCAAGGCATTGGAGTGCAAGGTACAGTTGGCGGACAAGGTATTCAAGGTGTACAAGGAGCAGGTAGCCAAGGTGTACAAGGCCCAGCAGGTGGCGGAGGCGGTGGTGGCACAGGACTAGGATCAAGGACTACCACGAACGCTACTACAAGTTCTATTGCCAATGGCGCCAGTACAGATCTTAATATTACAGGATTTAAAGGTTATGCACTATACAAAGTGCAAACTTCTGCGGCAGCATGGGTAAGATTATACACTGATAACACTACCAGAACTAGTGATAATGGCAGGTCACAAACTTCCGATCCATTAGCTGGTGCTGGCGTAATTGCCGAAGTAGTTACTACTGGTGCTCAAACACAACTAATTACACCAGCAGTCGTAGGATTTAACAACGATGGCACACCTGGAACTACAATCTATGCTAGAGTAACCAATAATAGTGGTAGTACTGCTGCTATTACTGTAACATTAACCTTATTACAATTAGAAGTATAATGGAACAGTTATTAACCTTAGACCTACCAAACCATTTACTTCCTGACGATCCCAAACAACCTGACGAGCATGGAAGACAAGAATACATAATCACTCTGCACGATTATGACAATCTTGATGTATTTTATCAGGATATGGAAAATTTAGGCGGTCCTGAACACGTTCCAGATCGTGCTGTGGCAGTAGAACAAAGAATGCCTAATAGCAGAAATACCAGTTATAGGCTCACAGCAGAAGAAGCAGAACAAATTAAAAACGATCCTAGAGTGTTAGCTGTAACTCTAACTCTAGAAGAAGCTGGTTTAAAAATAGTACCTAATTGGGTACAAACATCTACTGCCTGGAGTAAAAACTCAAGTATAGTTTCCGCCAGCTTAAACTGGGCATTAAAAAGATGTACTGATGGTGCCGACGATGGCAATTGGGGCACAGACGGAGGCATACTTGTACCTAAGGTAGTTTCTGGAACTGTTACAACCACAGCATCCGGTAAGAATGTAGATGTGGTCATTGTTGACGATCACTTTAAAACTGCGCACCCAGAAGCTGCTGTTAACTCGGATGGCAGTGGCGGTAGTAGAGTTGTAGAATATAATTGGTTTCAACATAACCCTAATGTTACTGGTGGAGCAACAGGCACCTATACATATTCCTCTAGCCCATCAGGGGATCATGGAGCAAATGTAGCTGGTATAGCAGCAGGAAATACCTGCGGCTGGGCTAGAGATGCCAATATCTATTGTATCGATCCTTATGGAACAAGCGGTAATAGCCCTGCGCCTAATACCAATAATATACTTAACTATGTAAAAGAGTTTCATCTTAACAAACCTGTTAATCCTAATACCGGACGTAAAAATCCTACTATTGTTAACATGAGTATAAGCATTACTCCAACTCAAGCAGTTCTTGGTGCAACAACTAGTGTAGCCGGTGCTATTACTTCTTTAAGATATGCCGGAAACGTTTACAATACTAGCACTTGGAATGCTGTAGATTTTGCTTATCCTAGCAGTAAAACTGGTGGTGCTCTTACTGGAACTGGCATGTTTGTTGCTCAGGTTAATGGAAATTGGGGGATATACTTTCCCACACGTTATAGTCCAATGGAAGCTGATATAATAGACTTGATCAATGCCGGAGTTATAGTAGTAGTTGCTGCTGGTAATGAATATTCCATTATGGAAAATTATTCAGGAACCGATACTGATCATTATAATGATTATATTGTTATGTCCAACTCAACTACTTATTACCCAAGAAGAGGCGGCATAAGCACTGCGGAAGGATGTATCAGTGTAGGTTCTGTCGATACTACAGTAGCGCCAAGAAAATCAAATTTTAGTAATTTAGGCCCAAGAGTAAACATTTTTGCTCCTGGAAGTAATATAGCCAGTAGTGCTAATACTAGCAGTAGTGGCGTAAGGGATCCTCGTAATTCCAGCTACTACAAAATTTTAATGAGCGGAACCAGTATGGCCTGCCCACAAGTAACTGGAATTTTAGCTTGTTTACTAGAAGTATACCCAGACTTAACTCAATCAGAAGCATTGGCTTTTTTAAATTCAACATTTTCTAAATCTGATCAATTAACACAGACTGGAAATGCAGAGCAATACCAAGGCAGTTACTACTCGTTAGGTAATGCTCCCAACCGATATTTATATTGCCAATTAGAAAGAACAGTTACTGGCAATGTGTATCCTAAAGAAAATACTAGACTCAGACCAACTGAAGGCCAAATGTGGCCCAGACCAAGAATTAAAAGAGTTTAACTAACCTAGGGTAAATATATCGTATGAGCCAATTATCACTGCAAACTATTAATCTCGGTGACTATGCCAATGATGGCACAGGCGATGACCTCCGTACTGCATTTGCCAAAGTTAACATTAACTTTGACAACATTGAAACAAATTTTCCTTCATCATTAAGCGAAGATACAGAACCAAGATTGGGCGGGGATCTAGACCTAAACGGATACAATTTATCAAGTTACGGAACAATTAGTATCCAGCCTGGCGGTGATGGAGTAGTAGTAGTTGGCAATGTAACTGCCGATCGTTTTATTGGACAAATTAGCGATATTAGTGACCATAAGTTAGATGAATTAAGTGATGTGGTTATTCCAGAAGATGTAGTTGCTGGACAAAGCCTAGTATGGAATGGTACAGAATGGACCCCAGGAATGGTCGATGCCAGTGTAACAGGAGTAGACGGTGGTGGTGCAGCTACAATTTTTAATTTAGACGAAGGAGTAGTTATTGACGGGGGCTTTGCCGAGTAACTATGAAAATTGCTGTTATAACTGGCGTTAGTGGACTAAGTGGCGCTAGTATTCAAGATCCCGCCAATGGCGGTTATGCCAACGCCGATTATTATGCCTTTGTTGATCGCGAACACAACTGTAAAGTTTGGCAACAACAACCTTTATTAGACTTTAGTTTAGATTCATACTTCTATCCTAGACGTAATGCCAAATTACCCAAAGTATTAGGGTTTCTTTTACTACCTGGATACGATTACTATATTTGGCATGATCATCATTGTGAACTACAAACAGATCCAGAAGAACTAATCAACACTCATGTTAAAGACAAAGACATGGCTGTATGGAAACATGCCATAAGAAATTGTGTTTACGACGAAATAGACTTACTTGGACGAATAAATTTTGACACCGGCGATTCATTAGCCAGTACATTAGACTATTTTAATCGCACTAATTGGCCTAGAAACGCCGGACTTTATGAATTAACCAGTTTGGTCTATGCTAATACCCCCAAAGTACAAGCAGCGTTATTAACTTGGTGGGAATTTATCTGTAAACATAGCAGTAGAGATCAATTAAGTTTTCCTTTAATAGCAAAGAAACATCGATTAAAATTAGGTATCATGCCCGGTTCAGCACAACCATATGGTGGTAGTAACACCATAATGCCTATAATAAGGGACAAAAACAGCTAACCAAAATCCTATAAATATAACTATAGGATAATATTATGCTGGAAATTTGGACAGAAAAATCTGGATTTAACTTAGGAAGCTATCAGGAAAGATCCAATGTAGAAGTTCTTTTGCCTACTACTGACCCCACTGGTATAAATTTTCGAGTAATATCCGGCAAGATACCACCAGGATTAAGGTTAAAAGATAACAATTTGATAGGTGTTCCACTAGAAGTGGTCAAAGACACTATTTTTGAATTCTGTCTAAGAGCTAGCACCGACAGTGATTTTGCTGACAGAACTTATAAAATCACTATTCAAGGTCCCAATGTGCCATTAATCATTAATCCTCCTGGATTATTACCTATTGGGCCAAATAGCACATACTTTATACTAGATTCTAGTCCAGTAGATTTTCAAATAACCGCAGTAGATTTTGATGAAGCTGCTGGCCAAAAATTGAAATTTTTTATCAGCAGTGGAGATGGATCTTTACCACCTGGTCTAACTATGGATGAGTCTGGACGTATAACTGGATTTATTGAACCTTTACTAGCCATACCATTAAGCCAGAGAAATGGCAATTTTGATAAAAACGTCTATGATATACACGGATTTGATTACGGACTAAAACCTGATAACGGGTTTGACAGTTTTAAATTCGACAGCATAAATTATGATTATTCTTTGCCATCAATAGGACCAAAAAAATTAAACAGGAATTATGAATTTATTATCACGGTGAGTGATGGTGATAATATTATTAGAAGAAAATTTAGAATCTATGTAATAGGTGACGATTTTCTACGTGCTGATAATACCATTATGAGTGCAGGGAATGGCACATATACTGCCGCTGGTAGTGGTGTAAGAGCACCTATATGGTATACTAAACCAGATTTAGGCACTATTAGAGCCAATAATTATAGTATAATTAAATTAGATATCTACGAAGCATTAGAAGCGGGCGTAGTAAACTATAAGTTAGAAGATAATAACCCTGATAGTTCTGCTAGTTTACTACCACCAGGAATGAGCTTGGACGCTGTCAATGGAGAATTATTCGGCCTAATTCCTTATCAATCAGCTATATCTAAAATTTATAATTTTACAATTACTGCTACTAGGTATGGCAAAAAAGGAGAAGCATCTCCCAGCGAAAGAACATTCACTATTAAACTTTTAGGTGACGTTAATAGTATAATGTCCTGGGTTAGCCCAGATAATTTAGGCATGATAGATGCTAATTATGTAAGTACTCTAAAAGTTCAAGCTGCTAGTACATTAGCCGATGCAGATATAATCTATCAATTAATCAGTGGCGAACTTCCCCCTGGATTATCGTTGGATTTGCGCGGCGAAATAATTGGAAAAGTTCAACAATATGGCAACGGCGATATGATAAAAGGTATAATAACCTTTGATAATAACTCCCTTACTTTAGACGGTAACGAAACAACTGTGGATAGACGTTACAAATTTATTATTCGTGCCCAAGATCAAGTACACTATAGCGCCATTGATAAAGAATTTGAAATTTTCATTAATACTCCTAATGATAGACTATATAGCAACATTTTTATCAGCACATATTTAGATCCTTTTAACCCAACTCCGAAAACAAGTAAAAGAGCCATGTATGAAAAATTAGTAAATGACGAATCTGTATTTGTCAGAGAATACATTTATAGATTAAATGATCCTAATTTTGGAGTTCGTCGAGATCTTAGAGCATTAATATATGCTGGCATTGAGACCAAACAAGCAAAAACCTATGTAGGTGCAATGGGGATCAATAATAAGAAAAAAAGATTTCAATTCGGTGCAGTTAAAACAGCACAGGCCAAAGTACCTGGCACAGAAACTCATGTCTATGATATAGTCTATGTAGAGCTCGTAGACGCATTCGATATTCAAAAGAAAAAATTACCAATAAAATTAAAAAAATTAAGCAAAAATCCTACCCCTGTTACAGTCGATGCCAGTAACAGACTATGGAAAGAATCGTATATATCAGGTAACGAGCCATACACACCAAGACCAAACGATATTATCACAGTAGATCAAACGTCCATATTGTCCAGTGATCCAAATGGTCGTATACGTTTTCCTAACAGCTATTTAAATTGGAGGGACAGGCTTAAAAATTGGCAAGTAACTGATCCTCTAAACCCAAATGTAATTGTTGAGAAATTCCTAACTGAACGTAATTACCTGCCATTATGGATGCGTAGCTTTCAAGATGATACTAGACAGGAATTAGGATTTGTTTTGGCCTTGCCCTTATGTTATTGCAAACCTGGGTATGGAGAAGAAATTGTGTTGAACATAAAAAATTATCAACAAACCACTGGGTTTGATTTTAAAGACTTAGATTTTACTGTAGACCGTTATATTATAGATGCTGTAATTCCACGTAGTGGAGAACAAAATTATGGTGATAAATATCTCGTGTTTAAAAACAACGGGGTAACTCTATGAGCAATATAGCTGCAAATAATATAAATGAATCGTTTCCTGTTCAAGGACAAGATAATCCTAGTCAAGGGTTTCGAGATAATTTTTTATATATTAAACAAGGACTAGCCACTGCTAAGGTGGAAATAACAACTTTAGAAAATAATACTGCTAAACTTAATTCTGACAATAATTTCGATGGGCATATTCTACAGAATCTCATTGTAAATAATATGTCTGAATTTTTTAGAAATAAAGGCAATGTTTCCGGAGTGAGTGTCACAGCATCAGTTACTGACGCACAGGTTCAAAAATTAAGATTTACCTCCAATAGCACACTACGATTAACTGGTTGGCCCAATATCGGTAGCACTGGTAAAAACCATAGAATTAGGCTACATCTGTGTGGTGATAATGTATCCGATCATACAATAATATTTGCCACAGATGGCCAGGGTACTATTAAATATGCTGGAGACGGTGCTCCATTTCCCAGTCCATTTACAGTTTCAACTTCAGGTGCTGAAAAAGTTATCGATGCCTGGAGTTACGATGGGGGAGTAACTGTTTATATTAAATATCTAGGCGAATTTGTATGAACCCTTTGATCAGCATTAATAAACTCACAGACAGCGAAATAGAACAAAAAATTCAAGATCTCAGTCGTAAATACTTTATGACACATAACCCTGAAATTCAACTGCAAATATTAAGTTTTTTAAACATTCATAAAGAAGAACTATCTAATAGACGAGCTCTAGCCTGGGAGAAACAGTTTCAAAAAAGCAATAAAGGACTTGACAAACTGATCAATGTCAACTAAAATAGCTGGATGAGAACTGACAAATTCGGCAATGTGATCTACGATGTCAATGATCTAGTAGAACTGATCTACTCCAATAAAGATCATTTATTAAGAAAAATTTACACAGAAGACAACGAAGAATTCAGCAACTTGCCGACTAAAAAAATAGACTCCAAAATCTATAACATAGAAGTTGAAGAATTTGACAAGATTTGCCAAAGTGAATGGTTTATGCCCAACGAATATAAAAACTTTAATATAGTAGAATTTGTATTAGATCAAACTGCCAGCGAAGATCAATTCCAAAGAGCAGTGGAAGAATTAACCGAATATGAAAATAGAAATATGTTCGATCTACTTCGTTGGCTTAAATATGTAGTAGACACCTGCAGAGCCAATAACATAGTTTGGGGCGTAGGCAGGGGAAGTAGCGTGGCCAGTTATGTGCTATTCCTATTAGGAGTACATCGTATAGATAGTATTAAATACGATCTAGACTGGAAGGAATTTCTAAGATAAAGGAGAATTATTATGTCAATGAAAGAAACAGCAAGAAAAAGTTATAGAAGCATGTTAGGCACTGAAGTCGACATGGAAAAACTAAGAAATCAAAACGAACTAGCATTGGCTGTAGGCAATGCTAGAGTAAATGCTCGGGGAGATGAAATTGGTCCTGGGGGCAAAATCATTCGCAAGCGTGAAGACGTCATGCAGGAATATTACAAAGGCAATACAAAATAAGAGGAACATATGGTAAAAGGACAACTAAAACCTATTAGAGATACAGTACTGGTTGCAGACATGAATTTCGATGCCAGGGTAACTGCCGGTGGCATTATACTCAACAGTGATGACGGCAAAACAGAAGGTATTCGACCACGTTGGGGCCGAGTTTACGCTGTGGGTCCCGAGCAGAATGAAGTTAAATTAGGCGAATGGGTTCTTATTGAACACGGACGTTGGACAAGAGGCATCGAAGTGGAAAACGAAGATGGTTCTATTACAACCATACGTAAAATCGATAATGACTGTATTCTGGCCATGGCCGATGAACAACCTAGTGAATTTTAAAATAATTTGGTTGGCGAATAGGGCCATTGACTGGCCCTATTTTTTTCTGTATAATAGCTGCACAGAGAGGCAATTATGAAAGAACTTTGGGTTGAAAAGTATCGTCCTAACACACTAGATGGTTATGTGTTTAAAGATGATCATCAAAAGAATCAAATCGAAAACTGGATTAAAGAGGGCAGTATCCCACATTTATTATTCAGTGGTCATGCTGGTGTTGGTAAAACTACTCTAGCTAAAATCTTATTGAACAAATTAAATGTTCAAGATGTCGACGTCTTATTTGCAAATGGATCAAAGGAAGGAAGAAAAATCGAATGGGTAGATAAGCTTATTGGATTTTGTTCTACTATGCCATTTGGCGATTATAAGGTTGTGCTTATCGATGAAGCAGACTACTTGAATCCGCAATCTGTACAACCGGCCTTGCGTAATCTCATGGAGCAATACACAAGTAGTGTAAGGTTTATTTTAACCTGTAACTATCCTAACAGAATTTTACCTCCCATTCATAGTCGATGCCAAACCTTACATATTGAAAAGACAGACTTGACTGAATTCACTGCCCGTGTAGCCACAATCTTAGTGGAAGAAAATGTCGATTTCGATCTTGACACATTAGATAGTGTGGTTAAAGGCACTTATCCTGACCTAAGAAAATGTATCAATAATATACAAATGAACAGCCTGGACGGAGTCTTACGCATTCCAGAAAAGAATGACTCAGGATCCGCAGACTATAGAGTGGAAATGGTTTCCTTGTTTAAATCAGGCAAAATTGGCGAAGCTCGTAAATTAGTTTGTAGCCAGGCTAGACCAGAAGAAATGGAAGAGATCTATCGTTGGCTCTACGATAATGTGGAATTGTTCGGAGAAGATGCCAAACAAGAAAAGGCTATTCTTGTTATTAAACAGGGGTTAGTAGATCATACCTTGGTCAGTGATCCAGAAATCAATCTTGCTGCCACCATGATCAAACTATCCCACATTTAATGAGCGAAGAAAAATCAAACCTATCTAAAGGACGTGACAGTTACGATATCACCGTAGGTGATTCACTTGTAACATTTTTTAATAGAAATGTCACGCCTTATCCAACTGAAGCAGGCGGTCCTAAGTTTGATCTTATTCCTGTTGAGAAACAAAAAGATATCATGGTCAATGTGGCCAGAATGCACGCTCAACAAGAATATGATCGAATCATGGAACTGGTCAGTGTATTACAAAAACAAGCTGCCAGTATTAAACGTAGGTTGGAAATTACTGATGCAGTGCATGGTGCCAAATATAATTTTCAAATATATCATGGGCAGATCTATTGGCTGGCCTATAACCATATAGACAAATGCACAATATTGACACATAATGGGCCCGATGATTGGAGCAGCGGTCCACCGACTCATTATGAATTTATCTGTAAAGTTAAATGGTTGGGCGACCATACTTGGATAGAGATGGACGCCCAAGGAAATCCTATATTTTAATCTCCGTAAATGGAAAGGACCTCCTTTACTGCTTGATGTCGTTCAATATCCTTTTGGGTAAAATGAACAATATCAATGTGTTCTAATTTTTTATGCTTTCCTAGTAGGTTGCAAAAGTCAATTAAACCATTGTCTTGAAGTCTATCTGCTTGGGCCAAGTCTCCTGTTACAATCATACGTGAATTTTCTCCTAAACGTGTTAAGAGCATTTTCATTTGATTGGTTGTGGCATTTTGCATTTCATCAGCAATAATCCAGGAATTCTTAAAAGTACGTCCTCTCATATAGGCCAATGGGCTTATTTCAATAATGCCTTCACTTAACATTTCTGCGATGTCTTTCTGTTGATAATATTCTCCTAATACATCAAAAATAGGTCTGGTCCATGGTGCCATCTTTTCATTTAAGTCACCAGGCAAAAACCCTAAGTCTTCATCTACACTTACGGCGGGTCTAGTTACTATGAGTTTGTCTACCTTGCCTTCTTGAAACATCTTTACTCCAGCTTGAACAGCCAATAGAGTTTTACCGGTGCCTGCTGGCCCTATGGCAAATAATATACTATTAGCATCGTCCTGTAGCTTTTGTATGTAGATTTTTTGGCTTTCACTGCGAGGATATAGGCCTACTCGCTGTTTCTTTTGCGGATTGTAAGCTGTAAAATCAATTACATTCACGTTTGAAGCAAAGCGTTTTTTCACTCTTCTACTCATCTAGTATCTCCTACTTGGGGAAGTAGGACTTGTAGTGACCGCCCCGATTACTACAGAGGTCCTACAAATTTATTTATAATACTATCAAATTATCTACTCCGTCGACAAACTGGGTTTGATAAATAACTAAGCAGAATTCAAGGGCCCTTTATGAAAGATATTTTAGACGTTATTAAAAACGTAGAAACCATTTATAATAACAATAGCAGCCTAGCTGTACTCAAAGACTTTGAACGTGTTCTAGATGAAATGGATGTCTATGTCTATGATAACTGGTTTGACGGCGAACTAGTCAGCGGTCCCACAATCGAACGTCATTGGGTTACTTGTGAATTTATGTGGCCCAATAAAAAAATGCCCGACCCAGACGGCGCACGTAGATTAATGGAAATTGGCTGTAGAGTGAAATATGAAAAAAGCGAAATCGTTGAACCAAGAAAAATTCGCAGTCCAGAAGATTTTAGACCTGGCACAAAAAAAGGCAAATTAGATTCACGACCAATTTGGATTGTAAAAATTTCTATGCCTAAAAAATTAGTATTTGATATTTTTAACAGTTATATGGATCGTATTAGAGAAGAACGCAAAGGCGATACTCCAGAAAAGAGTAAGGCTCCGGCAGCAGGAGGAGCGGCGCCACCAGCAGGGGGGGCACCACCAGCAGCACCAGCAGGAGGGGCGCCGGCAGCAGCACCAGCTGGAGGAGCACCGCCACTATGAATCTAAACGAAACACTGGTAGCCGGTGACTTAAAGCACTTGGTCAGTAGCGTATTTGAAATTGACAGTTATAAAAGCAAAATTGGCAACGATCAAAAAATGGTTGTGCTAAGTTTTAACATAGACGACAAGCCACCAGCGGATGATTTAGCTAGATTTTTAGAACTAGGCTATGATTATATTGTAGACGCTGATGCCACAGATGGCCCTTTAGATACTGGCAAATACAAGGTTTTTGTAGAGATAGAACGTAATCGTCACGTGCCTGAAAGAATTGAAGAAATATTAGAAGGCATAAGCAAATTAACTGGCATTGAAAATTTTAGATTTAGATACTATAAAAGTTTTAGAACTAATCCAGCTAATGCAGAAACATTTAAAGAAATTGTACCATTAGATAAAGAAAGCTATGCTGTTTCCGTTCAAGAAAATAGATTAAACAACTTTTCAAATTTTTTTAATCGCAGCTATGTGGAAAACATTGAAGCATTGGAAAACGATCTAACATTTAAAAAAATGTTCAGTGAAAACTTATGTATGCGTATCAAAGACTTTGGCCCTGTTGATCAAGTATATAATAGGTTAGGAGGGCGTATGGATGTAAGTGCTCGTGCCATATCAGAATCACTATACTTTACTAAATATTTAGGCAATTATAATATTACAAAAATTGACAATAATTTTGTTTTTGAAAACGAAGGATATGCAGTAGTTTTAGAAAAACAATAAAGGATTTTAACTATGCTTTGGTTAATAAGTTTTCTTCCAGATTGGTTCTTTCATGCCATTATATTCTTAGGCGTTAGCTGCATTATAGCAGCATCCATAATAAAAAAATTACCCGCACTATATACCTATAGTTTTGCAGCATATCTAGCTGGATTATTTTTAATCGTCAGCGGAGTTTGGTTCGAAGGCGGTATCAGCGAGAAAGCCAAATGGCAAGCACGAGTAAAAGAAATGGAAGGCAAAGTAGAAGTTGCCGAGGCCAAATCTAAAGAAGTCAACACCGTTATTGAAACAAAGGTAGTGGAAAAAATCAAATTTGTAAAGGAAAAGACCAATGCCAACAAACAAATTATCAAAGAGGTGGCTGGGGCTCAGCTTGATGCTAAGTGTGAGCTGCCTGAGTCTACAGTCGTGCTCGTCAACAGTGCCAGTAAAAATGAAGTTCCCGGAGGTCCCAGCGTTTCTGATGGATCCAGTTCCGGAGTTAAAGCAAGTGACCTCCTCGACACAGTCGTCGAAAACTACGGAAGGTACAACGAAATCAGAGAAAGACTAGTAGCTTGGCAGGAGTGGTACAAGCAACAAAAACGCATACACGAGGAAATCAATAAATGAGCGATTTCATTCTAAGCCAAGAGCAATTGGCTCAACTTATCCCAACTAATCGTTATGTAGATCATTGGCATCATGCCTTAGAACAGGCCCTGCCAGACTACGATATTAACACACCACGACGTGTAGCTGCTTTTGTAGCTCAATGTGCTCACGAAAGTGGTAACTTTGTTTTCCTACAGGAAAATTTAAACTATAAAGCAGAAAGCCTTATGCGGGTTTGGCCTAGATATTTCAAAGACCTAGGTACTGCACAACGCTATGCACATAACCCAGAACGTATTGCCAATCGTGCTTATGCTAATCGCATGGGTAATGGCGACGAAGACAGCGGAGATGGATGGCGCTTTTGTGGCAGAGGACTAATTCAACTTACTGGGCGTAGCAACTATCAGGCCTTTGCTGATAGCATTGAAACTGATATTAACGATATTCCACATTACCTAGCTACTTTTGAAGGTGCTGTACAAAGCGCTTGCTGGTTCTGGGAAAGCAACAATCTAAACAAATGGGCCGATATGGGCGATATCACTACATTAACTAAAAAAATTAATGGAGGCACATTGGGATTAGATGATAGAATGAAACACTATAGTCACGCACTTCACGTATTAGGAGCATAAAATGGCATTACTCGACAGCATGTTAAATTTAATAACCAAACAACCTAAAGATCACGACGCACCAAAACCACCAGCAGGCAGTCGTAGCGAACGTGAAGCCAAGATCAAAGACAAGGCTGGATTGGCTATTAACCTATTTGCTCTATTGTTGGCTGTAAATGCTTGGTATGGCGGCACACTGAGCAGCACAGTTCTAAACAATACCATTAAGGCCAACGACGTTTGGGCATTTTATCAAGCCAAAAGCATGAAGCAGACCATGGCTGAATATGCCCGTGACGATGCTGCTTTCCGTAAGGATGACAAACGTGTAGCAGAACTAACTGCCAAGATTAATCGCTACGAAAGCGATCCTGAAAAAGGTGAGGGCAAAAAGGAACTGTTTGCTAAAGCCAAACAACTTGAAGCTGATCGTGACGAAGCTAAAAAACGTAGCCCATGGATTGGTTATGCCAGTACAGCATATCAACTCAGCATCGTTATACTAAGTGCCAGTATTCTAGCAGTTAGTATGCCCATGTTTTTGGCCAGTTTTGTAGTAGCAGCAGTGGGCGTATTACTCAGCAGCCAAGGGCTGTTACTTTGGATTTAAGGAACTATCATGGCAGACGAAAAGGTTGAATTAAGCGCAAGCGAACAGAAAAAAGAAGACTGGATGAATTCAAAATGGCGTCCTGCCATGGGCTGGGTTTACATGTTGACCTGTACCGCAGACTTTGTTATATTCCCTATCCTATGGAGTGTTCTACAAAGTATCAGTCATGGTCAAGTAACTAGTCAATGGCAACCACTCACACTGCAAGGTGCTGGATTATACCATATTGCCATGGGTGCTGTATTAGGACTAGCAGCATTTGGCCGTACACAGGAAAAAATAGCAGGAGCTAACAATGGCGGATTATCTACACAAACAGGCTTCGGAACAACATATCAATCTGCTCAACCAACTAACCAGCCCTCCCCCGGTAACGCTAGTACACCAGCAGCCACAGGATTCGGCAGTGGGTTTGGTTCCTCTACTTCCAATACAGGATTCGGCGGTGGCTTTGCAAATACTGTCGATACCGCCAGTTCTGCGGCCACTGTACTAACAGGCTTTGGTGGCAAACCTGCTCCAGTTCAACCATCATTTCCCATAATCTAAAGGAAAATAAAATGAAAAAAGTATTAGCTCTATTAGCAACAACCGCACTGATTAGCAGTGCCTATGCCGAAGCAGAAATGAAAAAGGTCTGTCACAATGAAGAAAAGAAAGGCAAGACTGTTGAAGTTTGTAAAACTATCAAAGTTCATAAAAAGCTAGAAGGCACAGACGTTCCAGTCAAAAAATAATCATATCCTTGACATTGCTGGTTCATTCTAGTATAATTACTATTAATGAACTATTATTCAATTTTAGGCCTTCAACGAGGTTGTAGTCAAGACGAAATCAAAAAGGCCTATAGAAAACTGGCCAGTCAACATCATCCAGATAAAGGTGGAGATACTTCTACCTTTCAAAACATTCAAGCTGCTTACGAAGTATTAAGCGATCAACAAAAAAGATCCAATCATGATATGGAATTGGACAATCCATTTCAACGAGGCGGAATGCCCAATAGTGGATTCCCTGGTGGTGATTTTGGAGGATTCGGAGATATAAATGAAGTCTTTAATGGTATTTTTGGCAACGGTGGTGCTAGATTTAACTTTGGTCCAAGACCCAATATTCGTAGAAATGCTGACTTAAATATTAGATGTAGAATAAGTTTTGCAGACAGCTATATGGGCAAGGAAATGGAAGCAACATTCACATTGCCTTCTGGACGCAAAGAAAATGTAGTCATTAATATTCCTCCAGGCATACATGACGGTGCCACTATACAATATAGAGGCATGGGGGATGACTCGAATCCCTCTTGGCCTAGAGGTAACTTAAATTGCACCGTGTCCGTAGACGGTGATCCAAATTTTGGTCGTAGAGGTGATGACCTGACCACGGCCATAGAAATAGATCCTATAGAAGCTATGATTGGGTGCGTCAAGGATGTGGAGAGTGTTACCGGCAAAGTTATGAAAATTCAGATACGGCCAGGCATAACACATGGTGGTGAATATGCTGCACAGGGTCTAGGTTTTCAAAATCCACAAACAAATAATCGAGGACACTTTGTTATTATTATATTAATCAAAGTTCCTGAAATTATAGATCCAAAAATAAAAAAGAGGTTAGAGGATATAAGAAATGAAATTAGTAAAATTTCCTGATGATATATTAAAAAAGACCATGCCAGAGTTCGACTTTGAAGGGGAACTCAACCCTAAAGTTATAGAAAAACAAATAATCGAGCTTATGGTAAAAGAAAGAGGTATAGGTCTGGCGGCCAATCAAGTTGGGTTAGAAGCCAGAGTTCTTGCCATATTTCCAAGGGATAGCACGTTAGAAATGGGTCCATTTGCCATGTTCAACCCCGAAGTAATGGAAATAAGCGAAGAAGAAATTACTGGCATAGAAGGTTGCTTGAGCTTTCCAGATCTAGTACTGCCGATCAAACGTCCAAGGATGGTGGTTGTACAATATCTTGACAGCGAACAAAATATCTGTATAATAGAACTGAAGGACACGGATGCTAGATGCTTCCTTCATGAATTGGAACATCTAAATGGTGTATGCTTTATTGATAAAATAAGCAAACTTAAAGTAGAAATGGCCCGTAAAAAATTAGCTAAACTAAGGAAACAATATGGTAGAGCCCAGCGACAGTCTTAAAGCAGTATTTGAACACAGTATTGAACTAGCAAAAACTCTTAAACACGAGTATTTGACCATTGAGCATTTGTTATTTTCCATGCTCAGTGAGGACAATTTTGTCAACTGTGTGCAGGGATACGGCGGAGATGTTGACTTTATTAAAAAGAATTTAGAACATTACCTCAAAAACAAACTCACTGACATTGTTAAAGAAGGCGTTACTAAACCTAAAAAGACACAGGCAGTTGAACGTGTACTGAACCGTGCATTCACTCAGGCCCTCTTCAATGGGCGTCAAACTATGGAACTAAGTGATGTTTTTATTAGCATCATGGGAGAAAAACGTAGCTATGCCAGCTACTATATTCAACAGGCAGGCATTGATAAAAACAAATTTGCTGACTATCTTAACAACGAAATTCAAACTGAAGAAGAGTCCGACGTCAGCGATGTTCAAGTCGACAGGGCAATTAAGAACTATACAACCAATCTAAACGAACAGGTTAAGAAAAATAAGATTGACCCAGTTATTGGTCGTGTGACTGAATTAGAAAACATTGCTCTAGCCATGGGTCGTAGAAACAAAAGCAATGTATTGCTCGTTGGAGATCCAGGCGTGGGTAAAACTGCCATTGCTGAAGGGTTGGCCCATAACATTGTAAAAGGTGCCGTTCCTGAATTCTTGAAAGACTATAAAGTCTTTAACTTAGATATTAGCAGTATGCTGGCTGGAAGCAAATATCGTGGGGATTTTGAAGAACGTTTTAAACTGGTTCTCAAAGGCTTGCAAAGCAAGGGCAAAACTATTTTGTTTATTGACGAAGCCCATATGATTAATGGTGCTGGGTCAGCAGGTAACAGCGCCAATGATCTAGCCAACATGATGAAACCTGCATTGAGCAAAGGTAATATCAAAGTAGTAGCCAGTACTACTTGGGAAGAATATCGCAAGTACTTTGAAAAAGATCGTGCTCTAATGCGTCGCTTCCAACGTATTACTGTAGATGAACCTAATTCAGAAACAGCAGTTCAAATCCTTAAAGGTTTGAAAAAATACTACGAAGGCCATCACAAAGTAAAAATTACCGAAGAAGCAATTCAGACTGCGGTAAAACTCAGTGTGAAATACCAAAGTGATAAAAAACTTCCTGATAAGGCTATTGATCTTATTGACTGCGCCTGCTCAAGATTTAACATTAAACTGGCCGAAGAAAGAATCATCGGTGAAGCAGAGATTCAGTTTGAACTAGCTCGTATGATTCAAATGCCTGAAGAACAAATTGCCGAAACTGAAAGCAATAACCTTGCCACCTTAGATGCACAAATTGCTGCCGAAGTATACGGACAAGACGCTGCTATCACTGAACTAGTGGATAAAATCCTTGTTGCTCGTGCTGGACTTAAACCAGAAAACAAACCTATTGGAAGTTTTGTATTCATGGGCCCTACTGGCTGTGGTAAAACTGAAACTGCTAAAGCATTGGCCAAACACTTAGGTGTTAAACTACTGCGGTTTGACATGAGCGAGTATCAGGAAAAACACAGTATCAGCAAACTAATTGGTAGCCCTCCTGGATATGTGGGCTTTGAAGAAAACGCAGGCTTGCTGATTACACAGATCCAAGAAAACCCATACAGCGTACTGCTATTTGACGAAGTGGAAAAGAGTCATCCGGATGTGTCCACTGTATTACTACAAATGATGGACAATGGCTTTATCACTGGCAGCAATGGCAAGAAGGCAGATTGTCGTAACATTGTGCTTATTCTAACTACCAATGCTGGCGCACAGGCAGCAGAAAAGAACCTTATTGGATTTGGTAGTCAAGAACAACCCTACGACGACAAAGACCTTAAGAAATTCTTTAGTCCAGAATTCCGTAATCGTCTTGATGCCACTATTACCTTTAAGAAACTGGCCAAAGAAACTATGCGTAAGGTTGTGATTAAGTTTATTGATGAACTTAAATTCCAAGTTGCCGAAAAAGCCATTAAGATCAGAATTAATGAAGCTGCTATTAACTGGCTAATTGAAAAAGGCTTTGATCCTAAGATGGGTGCAAGACCGTTACAACGTGTCATTGATAAAGAAATCAAACGCCCCTTGGCTAAGATGATGTTGTTTGGTGATCTTAAGGATGGCGGTACTTTACAGATTACTAATAGGGCAGATAATAATGGGTTAATCTTGAGTAAACGTATCAAAGTTGTCAAGCCCGTGGAAACTGAAAATGAAGTTGAATCCCAAGATACCTATCAAGAGAACTAAAAAGCTATTTTTAGACACTTATAGTTATAAAGTTGTCATTATCTCTGCACTTGCCAGCATTTTCAGAGGTAATGACCTTGACAGTGTCTCTAAAAAATTAGCTTACTATAGACTTAATACTAACACAAAACCTGTACAATATTGGTCAAGGCATATGTCAACTAGTGATATAGACTTGGCTGAAAATATTCTACATCTGTTGACCCCAATGTCAGATTATGTCCTTAGGGTAGAATCACCTATCATAAGTGTATACACTAATAAATTAGAAGACATTAAAAAAATCACGGACTCCGTGACTGATTTTGTCAAATATGTTAGTTTGTCCGAGAACAATTTAGAAAAAGGTATTATATATCTTAAGAAAATAGATTTTGATTATAAAGTCACATTGGGTCATATTCGAAGCCCGCAGGATTCACTTATAAAATGGTGTGCCAACAATAGTAAAATACGCATGCCTAAAACCTGTAAAGAACAATTGGAATTAGGTTGGGGTTGTAAACAACGATACTTTTATGTCAAAGATGATCGTAGCCTTATTATGGTCAAAATGTTCTTAGGTTCTAACATACATCGTATTGATCGTGTGATAAAATTAGACAGTTAAATGTCAATCGTTTGGTTGACCATATTGATAAATATCACATAGTAACTCTGGCTATATGATATGAAAATTTTTGAACTGTTTAACAATACCAAAGAGCCTATTGACAAAGTCATGAAAGGCCATACTGAGGAAATTATTGGCAAAGACAAGAAAAAGTTAGACTTTGACTTGGCTGAAGACCTTGTTTATTTCATGCATCATAACGATGACTTTTATCGCAGGAATTTCTATCCTGTATTAAAAATGTGCAAAGGCAGTTTTGACGATGGTAAAAATTTCAGTCATAGAGTGTTTAAGCCACTGATAAACAAGGCATATGAGTCCTACAAAAAAGAGTTTCCAATCAGAGAATTAGAAGACGAATTAGAATCAAAGTTCATAGAAGAAACAGCCAAACAAATTTATGAAACTGAATTGGGCCATATGAAAGACGGCAAATACGACTGATATAATGTTACTAAGAGAATTATTTAATAGGTCCCAGAAACCTTTATTAGAGGGTGGCAATATATGGCCCGACACTGAGTCTTTTGATCAAGTTATAGCTCAAGATTTGGCTAATACACTTGAAAAATACCTAAGTGATGCTGGACTAGAAGTATATAGAATTGGTAGTGGTGCTACCCCAACTCCTGGCAAAATCAGTGGTGACCTAGATGTCATGGTTGACTTAAATCAAGCTGCTGAAAACTTTCAAATGGAACCTGAAGGCAAGCAAGTACGAATTACCTTAGAAAAATTCCTACAAAGCAAAGGACTTGAAACTAAAAAAAGCGGTGTTCAAGTACATGTGAAATTGCCTTTTCATGATAAATTTCATCAAGTAGATATTAAAGTAGTACCCAAAGCCGGAAGAGTACATAGATTTCATGTACATGATATTCCCAAAGGCAGTCCATACAAGGGTGTCAACAAACAAATGATGATAACCAATTTAGCCATTCATAAAGGATTATTGTGGAGCCCAGATGAAGGATTATTTAAACGCAATGAATTAGGCAAAAAGTCAGATTTCCTCAGTGACGACCTAGACGAAATTGCTCAATATCTACTTGGTTCACAGGCCACAGCAAGAGATTTAGGCAGCGTGGAAAGTATAATGGCCGCTATTCCAGACGAAAGCCTACGTAATGATATATTTTCCAAAGCTCGTGCCAGTAGTAGTTGGCAGACTGCTACACCCGATGCAGGTGCTAATGCAACTCATTTAGAAGAAAATGATTTCGAACAAGATCCTAATTTTGCCAAATATAGTGAACTAATGGCAAAGTATGATATGCTTTCAAAAGAAATATCCCCAGACGCTACAGGATTGAATGTTCAAAAAAATACTAGCCCACAGTTTATTCAACAAGTAAATTTACTTAAAAAACAAGCAAAACAACTTGCAGGACCAAATATACAAGCATGGGAACAAGCTAGAAAGATTACCACTCGACAATCAAATTCACAACTAGCAACTCACTTACAAGAAGCAGCACCATCCATAGGTCGCAAATATCAACACATTGAAGACTTGGTATTTACTAACGGTTCAATTGGCGGGTTGCATGCCATTGAAAGACTACAATCAATGACCGGGCAAGGCGGCAACATAGAACTTAAATGGGATGGTAGTCCTGTAATATATTGGGGACGAGATGAAAATGGCACGTTTTATATGATTCCTAAAAATGCTTGGGAATATTTAAAACGTGGCAAAACTAAATTAGATACTGGCGTTAGTACAGCACCAAGAACTCCTGACGAAGTACAGAGATTTATATTAGGCACTGGTAAAGTAGATCCAGATAAAGAAGCTATCCGTAAACAATTTGCTCGTGAAATGAGCCAACTATGGCCCTACCTTGAACAAGCCAGTCCAGAAAGAGGGTTTGTAGAAGGTGGATTGTTGTTCCATCCTGGTGCTAAACCCACATTAAACAACAAAACAGGCGAATACGAATTCACCCCAAACATTACCACATTCCATATTGGACAAAGTACTGAATTAGGGCAACGTATTGGCAAGGCCAAAGTCATGGTGGCTGTAACTGGTTACTATCCTGAATTAGGCAGCAGTGACGAAGGCAGAATGCCTGATGCAGAATCATTAAGCACACCACAAGTCATTGTACAAGGCACTACCTATGCTGAGCCATCTGAAGGACTAGAAATATCAGGTCTACTTCGTGCTCAAGATTATATCAGTCAAAACGCAAACTTAATTGATAACTTTATTGCACCTAAACCTGGTCTAAGCAAACCTGGTGACGTACTTTATAAATTCTATAATCAAAACCTACGCACACTTGGTGTTAAACAAAAGTTCCATGACTGGGTCACTAGAAATGTCAGTGCTGGTCAAAGTCAAAAAATACTAGCCGATCATGCTGGCCTAAATGCTGTACTTGATGCTGTGGAAATGATTACCCATGCCAAACTTGAACTAATAAATTCTTTGAGTGCAGGCACACACGGTGGTATTAGACAGACCAAACCAGAAGGTTATGTACAAGCACACCCTGGTTCACAATTTACACATGATGTCCCTGGACAATTTGTCAAAGCTATCGACCAAGCTAATTGGTCTCCGGACAAAGAAAGATGAGACTAAGACAACTATTTGAAAATATAAATCGTACCGGAGAAGGTAGCACCGCCGTAGTAGGCTGGGGTAGAGGTATGGGTCACAAAGGTCATATGATGTTGGCCAGCAGTGTAATTACCCATGCTAAAGACCTTCAAGGCGATCCTTACTTTGTGGTAAGTAGAAGCTATGGTCCAGATGATCCTTTACAACCTGAAGAAAAATTAGAAATTTATCGTAAAGTATTTCCTGAACAAGGTCATATATTTCAAACTGCTACAGACGAATTACCAGACCTAACAAGAGTTCTAGCTAACTTAAATCAACAAGGTTATACAAATGCCATAATTGTTGTAGGTGCTGATCAAAAAGCGGCCTTTCAATACCTAAATCATTATAATGGCAAACCAGATAAGAAAGGCAATATTGCTTTTAACTTTGAAAACTTGCAAGTAATCAGTCGCCAAGAAACTAGTGACCCAAGTCGCGAGGAAGAAGGTCCACGTGCTACACCTATGCGAGCTGTGTTGATGGATCCATCAAAGAGTCATGATGAGCAATTTGCAGTATGGCGAGATGCTATGAGTCCAGAGGTCAGTGATCAAGAAGTCATGGCTTTAATGCACAAGGCCAAAGAGCGTATGACTCAAATGGCTGCTGAAAAAAAGCCTAAAAAAAAAGTAGCTGAGACTACATTAAACGAGTTTGATCATGCTCGTCATGTCAAACTGCTTAATGCCCATATGCAGAAATTAGGCTACGAAAATATCGGTGCTGGAACAGATGCACAAGTATTTGCTAAAGAAACCGGGCCAGTGAAAAAGATACTTATGCCTGAAAGTGGAGATATTTCTACTGCTGAAAATTCATTCCTGGCATTTTACAACTATTGCCAGGCAAATGCCCGTAATCCACACTTGCCAAAGTTTCACCAAATTCAAGACAATATTGAATTAGATGGCGAACGGTTTCGTCAAATAACCATGGAACGACTCGAAGAAGTAGATCCCGAGTATGAAGACATGCTGGTTAGTATGACAGACGGTATTGAAGATGGTACGCCATTAGATCCACAATATCAACCACACATCAAATTCTATCAAACATTAAAATCAGTTATGCTCACAGGTCGTAAATTAGGCTTTGAGAATGATATCATCACTTTTCAAAGTTGCAATGTAATGCAGAGAGGTAATACATTGGTGATCATGGATCCATGGATGGGAGGCGGTTAAATGAACTTAGACGACCTAAAAAAATTAGCAGGCATTAACGAATATCGTGGTTATGTTAAATACGATATAGAGAACCCTTATGGTGGTAGCAATATCAGCTTGACTGGGGATGAGAAAGGCCAACTAATGAAGAAACATAATATTATACCAGGTAGCAAGGAATGGTTCCAACTATGGTTTAGTATGCCTTTCCTCACAGGCGAACCACCCGTTGGCAAAGGCATGAGATGAGACTAAGAGAATTATTAGAAAACAGTGACGGAGTTGATACTGGCGGTAAGAGCAAGGGTAAAACCACTGTGGATAAAAATCATAAGGATGCTATTCCCAGCTTGAAACGTCACAAGGATACTGGCTCACACTATTACGACATGTATAGAATGGGCGTACATATGGCTGGTAGTCCAGGTGAACAGGACTCTAATGCTGCTATGAGCACTGGTAACGAATTTGCCACTATAGCCTACACTGATGCGGAAGAACAAATCATTAAGAAAAGCGCCAAGGCCATGGGGTGGACTGGTCGTCCAATGACCAGTAAAGGTAGCAAAGAATCATCCGACACACATAAACAAAGCGTAGTCCCTGCTAAGAAAACAAATAAGTACGGGATATAATATGAAAATTAATGAAGTTATATCCGAAGCAAAGGTAACTAAACGCACTAAACATCATGACGATCCCAGTCAAGGAGCTGTAAGACTACGTGACGTTGGCGGGTACGATCGTGTATATCACATGAATCGTATCATGATGGCCTCGGCAATGGCTGATGGTAAAAGCACAAAGGCAGTAGATAGCCCAGCAGAAACTTGGTTTGAAAAATACAATACAGCACACCCATACACCAAAGAAGAAGAAAACATGTTAAAGTCTGCCATGAAGACTGTGCCCACAGACGGCAAGTTTGTCAGCAAATGGGGCAAGAGTAAGGAACATGATGACACACATAAAGTCAGTCCTACTCCTGCAAAAAAACGTAACAAATATGGTGTGTGATTATGAAAATACGCGAACTACTTGAAACAGCATCAGCAGGTGGAACTAGCGCAGGCAATGTCGCAGTTGGAGCTGTTTATAAGAATAAAAAGGGTCAAACCTACAAAAACAAAGACGGAACAGTAAAAAATGCCCTAGACGTCAAAGGAGCCAACCTTTTGACTGGAGGCAGCTTAAAACGATAAATAACTTGAATACGGAGTAGAGAATGGATATCAACATGCAATCACCTATGCCAGCACCTGAACACGATGATGAAGGTAAAATGGCCAAAGCTGATCTATACAAAACAGCCAAGTATAGCCTAAAATTATTTAAAATGATGGAAGATAATGCTCAACTAGAAGGTTGGGTGCAGGCCAAGATCACTAAGGCCGCTGACTATCTTGCCAGTGTATATCACTATTTAGAATACGAAATGAAGTTCACTGAGTATGGTCGTGCCATTGAAGACAGTGAAATGTACACTGAAAGTGAAAAGAAACTCCTAAAGAACAAACTACTTGAAGCTAAAGAAAAAGTTAAAGATCTAAAGAAAGCACAGGCTGAAAAACTCAAAGCTAAAGAAAAGAAAAAAGTAGATGAGAGTGAAGATGATCGTGGCGGTGACGATGATACTCCAAGCGACTTTAATAAAATAACAACTAGCAGTGGTCATACAAGACATAGTAGAAAAGCTAGTAGAACTAAAGCAGATCATGAACTAAAAGGCGATGCCCCTATAACTAGCTTACATCCAGATCATGATGAACGTGCTGCTAAATTCTTAGCCAAACAAGTTCATGGACGTAAAGTTAGTCCAATGGATCAACTGACCAAGCGTAAAGGCATGACAGATTTAGATGAGGCCAAAGCTAAAAAAGCCAAGAAAGATTATGACGGTGACGGTGAAGTAGAAAGTGGCAAAGACGAAGTAATTGGTAGTCGACGTAAAGCTGCTGGATTACCATTTAAAGAAGGCGCTAAACCAGACTTCCTAGACATGGACAAAGATGGCAACAAAAAAGAACCAATGAAAAAAGCTGTTGCTAGCAAGAAAGTTAAAGAAACAGCAATAAGTGGAGCCCCGCAAAAATCTGGAATTCCAGCAACTGCAAAAACTTCAGTGCCAGGAATGAGAGCCAATTCAGATGATTTGAAAAAAGCTAATTCCAGTGCTGCATTAGGTGAAAGCAAATGTAATCATTCACCAAAAGGCAAAAGCTGCCCAGTACACGGTATGAAAGAATGTAGTGGCATGATGGAAGCTAAACCCAGTGCTGGTATGAGCAAAGGTGAAAAATCTGCTGTGGTCAAGAAGGCTAAAGCAGGCGGAGATATTGGTAAACCAGGCAAGAGTTTTGACAAAGTAGCTAAGGCTGCAGGTGGTGGTGAAAAAGGCACAAAGATTGCGGCTGCTGCCATGTGGAAAAACCAGGCCAAATAACATGTCATTACCCAACTATGTAGATGACTATGACGCATACTTGGCACTGAAAATGGATCAACCTAAGTGCCAAAGTTGTAATTGTGTTAGACATTGTAATCATAGTTGTAATGATTGTAGCTATTGCCCAGATTGTCACTGTAAGGATTGTGTAGAAGGTAAGGGAACAAACTAAATGGATATGAAGAAATATATTACTCTTGTGGAGAGTGCTGCTAAACCCAAAGAAGTTGTGGCCGAACCTGTTAAGCCTAAAACAGAACCTGAACCACTAGTACATATTTCAGAAAGTTACGAACCTAATCCTTTAGTTACAAAAATTGTTCGTAAGGTAATGGAGAAGAAAAATCCTCAACCTCCCCAACCACCCAAGCAACGTAATCCCGTGGCTAAGAATGCCAATGCTGCTGTGGGCGGAGGTGCTGCTGGCAAACACAAAGACAAGAAAAAAGATGCCAAACAAGGTGTTCAAAAGCATAAAGGTCAGTCATTAGATGAAAACGATGACTGGGGATCTTTAAGTAAAGGTGAATTCAAACGTCGTGAACTAGAACATGAGCTAGGTCACGAAACTAGAAGCGGTGCTGTATATATTGATGGTAAGTATTGGAAAACCTTTGATACTTTTAGACAAGCACAAAATGTAGCTAGAAGCTTAGAAAGAAAAGGCAAGAGAGCCACAGCTCGTATGCTAGAATCATATGGATCACCGAGTCCTGCACAAAAACGTTTTAATCGTGCTTTAGAAAAACAACGCAATAGTCCAGAAAATAAAGCTGATAGAGAAAGTCATCGCAAGCGTTTAGATGCTATTATGCCTCCTCCAAAGAAAGATACACCAGTAGGCGAAAAAATGCGTACTCCTTTTGCTGGTGCTGCTGTTGGTCACAAAGAAGGCCCAGCTGGTCAATTAAAAGCCATGGATCCAAAAGGTTATCCCAAAGGTAAACTAGTTGGCGGTGCTTTGGAAGAAGGTAAAGTATGCCCACAATGCGGCAGCAGCAAATGCAGTTGCCCACCTGGTAAATGCAAATGTAAACCAGTAGCTGGATTCAATCCTAAAATGAGCGAGGATAAAGATCCCTGCTGGGACAACTACAAAATGGTAGGCACTAAAAAGAAAGGCAGCAAGACTGTTCCAAATTGTGTGCCAAAAGAAAGTAGAGTGGGTGAGGCACAGAACGCAGCTCAACAGGCTGCTATAGCTATTGCTAAAAAGAAAAAGAAAGAGGTGGGAGAAGGCCGAGTTGATCAACTACCTACCCGTGGTGCCGATTACAGCAAATACGACACCGACCATTTGAAAATGATGTTGCGTCCAGGTATCCTACATCGCAATGAAGCAGGATTCAAAGCACTAATTCGTAAAGAATTAAAAAAGCGTGAACAGCAAGATCAGCAAGGTGTGGCGGAAGGTGGCCCATTTAGTTATGGTAAACCTCCACGCAAAGGCTCAGTGGCTGATTTGGCAGCAAAACATCGTAAAGAACAGGATAGAAAAACTCCCCCCATTGAACCAAAAGATCAAATGGTTGGCAACGCTAAGGTCACGAAAAATACAAAGGAAGGCTTGAAGCAGATGCTACGTAAAGTCGATCCTACTATCAAATCAAGATTGCGTAGTAAAGCCGATAGACTTGATTATGAAGGTGATGAAGTACATCAAGATTTAAAATCTATGGGCATGGAGCCTCACGATGCTATGACTCGTAACATGGATCCTGAAAAATATTATAGAAATGCAGATCGCTATCGTAGATTGGCCGACAAAGATGTAGATGAAACTCAACTAGACGAACTAGATCGTCCAAGTGGTAAACTATACATTATTATCACAGCAGATAACGCTGGTGCTCCCCATGTGTTTGGAGACTTTGGATCATTCCCACAAGACGTCATGCACAAGATTGCTAAACGTGGTACTAGAGATAAATCAGGTGCTAAAACTAAACTAAAGATTGATTTCTTGTTTGACGACTTTAGAACCACAATCCAACAACTAAGAATGATATTTAGAGACGTAGATTTTGTAGGTGCAGAAGCCGCAGAATTTATCATTAAAAGTTCTGCACTACGCAGTGATCAAGGTGAAGATGTTAAACATCTAAAAGACTATATTGAAAGTGGCGATGATCGTCGTATGAAAATATATCAAGCACCCGAAGACGACGAGGAAGAAAGTGAACCAACTGGTGGCAATATATTACGTATTGATCCTAATACTGGTGCAGCACGTAGAGTTGTAGGTGTAAAGCCACAAACACAAATGGGTGGTAAATCAGCAGAACAACCAGGCATGACCACTTACCGTTTTAAAGATCCTAGATTTGCTCAACAATTACGTGGCATGAATTTAGGATTCAATATCAAAGGTGATAGCATCACTGTAGATCAAAAACAAAAACAAAAACTAGTCGGCATGTTGGGCAACAAATTCAGTCAAGTATTTGCCGATAAAGAACTGTTTAAAGAAGGCGGCGAAAAATACAAAATCAAGAGTATTGGTAGTGACGTTGACAAAGAGTCAGGCGAAAGACGCGATTATTACATCAGCCCAAGTACAGGTAAAAAAGTCTATAAAACTGGTGTGAAGAAAGGTGATCACGAAAGTCCCAACAGTGGCGATGTTAAAAAACAAGTAAAAGAATTCAAAATGTCATTGCCGCCAGCTGGATTAAGTCCAGAAGAAGCAGCAGCATTTGCCGCAGATCAACAGGCTCGATCACAGGCCATGTATCAAAAGCAGCAACAACAGCAAACACAACAAGCACTACCGCCAGGCGCTATTCCTGGAAAAGATTCAATACATCCAAAACAATACAAGTATGATGAAAAATTGGATGCATGGATTCCTGGTCCACCACTTATGCCAGCAATGGAGAGCAGACCTAATGCATTTGCTCGTGCTATTATGAAAGAGTTTGGGCTGAAGTAAGGATTAGAACATGGATATGAAATCATTAATCGTCGAACTTAGTAAATTTAATACAGACGGTGCTGTCGATGCTACATATAAAGATATACCAACATCAACTAATTCCAATGATCCATTTAATTTAACCAAAGGCGCTAATCGTGTAGAAATCGCCGACAAACTAACATCTAAAGGAATTCCGGTAGTCAAGAACACTAAACAGGCTGTTGCCAAAGTTGCTGCCAAAATAGGTAATTCGGCAGCTGGTAAACTTGTAAGCAGAGTTTTACCAGGAGTGGGGCTAGTAGTTGGTACCATAGATGCTATTGACAGAGCCAAAAAAGGGGACTGGGTCGGTGCTGGTATAGCTGGGTTATCGGCAGTATTAAGTTTAGGCGGACCACTTACAGCAGGTGCTTCACTAGGATTGACCGGCTATAACATGTATCGTGATTATGCTAAAGAAAAAGAAAATCCTGAAAATGAACCAGAAAAAACAAGTGATACTACACCTGTAACTACTCAGCCAGCTAAAGACGGTCCGGCACCTGATCCCGAAATACAAGCTGTTCAAAAGAAAATATTGGCCAAAGATCCAAATGCATTGCCCAAATACGGTGCAGATGGACGCATGGGTCCGGAAACACAGGCAGCCATGGCCAAATATGTTATGTCAACAGAGTCTCAACAAACTGTTGCAGAAGGTATTCGTAGTTTACAAGAACGTATGGACTTAATTGAAGCTAAAGCTCTAATCAGAGAAAGTTTAGAACAAACTTATTTCCTAGACAAAAACTACTTTATGTATGACAAGACTGGAGAACAGGTCGTTGACTTACTTACAATCAGTGTAATCAACGAAGCTGTTGAGCAAGGCCAAATTAAAATTAAAAAATTAAGTTAATTATGCCATTGGCCTTGGAAACAATGACGTAACTCATGTCCAAGATTATGCATATTTGCTTTTTTACCTGTGACAATTACACATGAATCTCCGTCCTGCGTACTACAAGCACTAATTTCATATTTGATTGGGCCGTAACCTCTCGCAATATTTAATTTACTACAATAGTCACGTACATTGTCAACCGCTTTCCATTCTACTCGAACAACGCTATGATTTTTACGAGTTGCATCAAAAAGCTTAACTGGATTATCGTCCAGTGGCTCGGCGGCATGAGCCATTACTGATTGAACCAAAAATACTGCAAGAACAAGCTTTTTCATGATGTGTAGCCAAGTAGTTCAACATGTATACATTATATGCTCTTATGGCAAAATTGTCAACTACTTTTTGTTGACTTAGGCCAGTAAATAGCGTACACTAACAAAGTTAAGGAGATACTATGTCAAGCAGAATTTACGGACCCGAAGAAAAGGCCAAATTGGAAAAACTCATCAACGAAGGCAGCACTGTACTTCGTGAAATTGAAGACCTTCAAGAGGGTCTAAAAGAAACAGTTAAGGCCGTAGCTGAAGAGCTCAATGTCAAAACCAGCATTATTAATCGTGCTATCAAAATTGCACACAAAGGTGATTGGAGTGCCCATGACAGTGATTGGAAAGAAGTGGAAGCAATTCTAGACATTACCAAAAAAATCTAATGAATAAACTCAAAGACGCCATTATAGAATGGTCGTTGACTGCATTGCTAATTGTGGGTGTGGCATTGACCAGTTTCAATGTCTATCCCATAAACTTATGGGTATGTTTGGCCGGGAATATTGGCTGGGTATATCTAGCATGGACTTGGCGTAAATGGAGTCTATTAGTGGTGCAATTGATTATCACAGCCATTTACATGTTAGGCATAAGTAAAGTATACTTGTAAGGCAAGCAGGCCATAAGCTGCACAATCGGTATTTGTCTGCCACAAAAGACATAGGAGAATTTATGTACGTCGATGCTTATTTCGACCGTGACAATGATGTTGTCAGGGTTGTGGAACGTAACCGCGATGGTAAGAGAGAATATAGAGATATTCCCGGGCGGTTTGTGTTTTATTATGAAGACCCCAAGGGCAAACATACTAGTATATATGGCACATCTGTTTCTAGATTGGCTTCTAAAACACAAAAAGATTTCCACAAAGAACTAAAAATACACTCAAATAAACGTATCTACGAAGCAGATATTAACCAAATATTTGTCTGTTTGAGTGATAACTATCTCAACGCCGAAGTGCCCAAACTTAATGTGGCATTTTTCGACATTGAAGTAGACTTTGATCCAGAACGTGGATATGCAAGTCCAGATGATGCCTTTATGCCTATCACTGCTATCAGTGTACATTTACAATGGCTAGATACACTAGTTTGTTTGGCAGTGCCACCCAAAGGCATGAGTGTTGACCAAGCACAGGAACTTGTTAAAGATTTTCCCAATACACATATCTTCGACAACGAAGCAGATATGTTGGACACATTCCTAAACTTAATTGAAGATGCTGACCTACTAACTGGTTGGAACAGTGAAGGTTATGATATCCCTTATACTGTTAATCGTGTAACTAAAGCACTAAGCAAAGATGATACTAGACGATTTTGTCTATGGGGACAATATCCCAAACGTCGTGAATATGAAAAATACGGCAAAAAAGCAGTAACATATGACCTAGTAGGGCGTGTACACTTAGACAGTCTTGAACTTTATCGACGTTACACTTATGAAGAACGTCATACTTACAGACTAGATGCTATTGGTGAAATGGAGATTGGCGAACGTAAAACTGTCTACGAAGGCACATTGGATCAACTGTATAACAATGACTTTAAAACATTCATTGAATATAATCGTCAAGACTGCGCCTTGTTAGACAAGCTAGATAAAAAACTTAAATTTATCGACCTAGCCAATACACTAGCACATGAAAATACTGTGCTACTACAAACTACTATGGGTGCTGTGGCTGTTACTGAACAGGCCATTATCAATGAAGCACATCGTAGAGGGTTCATTGTGCCCAATAGAACCAAGATGAGTGAACGCGACGATACTGCGGCAGCAGGTGCCTATGTTGCTCATCCCAAAGGAGGCATTCATGACTGGATCGGCTCCGTAGACATTAACAGTCTATACCCAAGTGCTATTAGAGCTCTTAACATGGGCCCTGAAACTATTATAGGACAATTACGGCCCATACTCACTGACGAATACATTGAAAATCAAATGACCTCAAGTAAGAAAAGTTTTGCTGGTGCTTGGGAAGGGCAGTTTGGTTCATTAGAATACGAAGCAGTAATGAACAAAGAGATCGGCACTGAAATTGTCATTGACTGGGAAAATGGCGAAACCGATGTGGTCAGTGCTGCTGAAACATATAAACTAATTTTTGACAGCAATCAGCCTTGGATGTTGAGTGCTAATGGTACAATTTTTACTTATGAAAAAGAAGGAGTTATTCCAGGCCTGTTAAAACGATGGTACAGTGAACGTAAAGAAATGCAGGCCAAACTAAGGGAGGCCATAAATGCTGGTAACAAAATTGAAGAAGAGTATTGGGATAAACGCCAATTGGTTAAGAAAATTAACCTCAATAGTCTTTACGGTGCTATTCTTAATCCTGGCTGCCGCTTTTTTGATAAGCGTATTGGTCAATCAACCACCCTTACAGGCAGACAAGTTGCCAAGCACATGGCTGCTAAGGTAAATGAAATCATCACAGGAAAATATGACCACGTAGGCAAAGCTATCATTTACGGTGACACTGACTCAGCATACTTTAGTGCATATAAAACACTGAA